CAACATCGGCGAGGTCAAAAGCGCGGCGCGCGCCGCCGGGCGCAACGCGCGGATCTGCCTGCACCATTCCCCCGGCGACGCGCTGCATGAGATGCTGATCTGCCAGCGGCGCGATGGGTTCATGCTGCCCAAGTGCCATGGGGGGCCGAAATCCTTCCATTGCCTGGATGGCAGGCTGGCTATCTTCACCTTTAATGAAAATGGCCAGCCGCTAGATCGCCGCATATTGGGCAGGGGCCACAGCCTGCTTTACCGGGTTGGCGCGGGCACATGGCACTGCGACCTGCCGATGACCGATTATGCGGTGCATATGGAGATGGTGGCGCCGCCCATGGGCTACGAGCGTGCGCCCTGGGCGCCGTGGTCGGGCGAGGAGCACGAGCGGCGCGCCTACCGCGACAAGTTGCTGGCCGGGTTGCCCAGGGTGGCGGCGGCATAGCCATGCATGAAACATTCGACCAGAAAACTGTTGCTGTTGCCAGGAAACTATGCCTATTGAATTGCCGAGCCGTTATCTGTGCAAATAATTATCGTTGCCAGGACAGTTGGCCTGGAAACGGTAGCCATCTCGCTCCCTATTTGGATGAGGCTCGGCGGTGGCTCCATGTAAAGCGTCGCTATCGAGTAAAGATGGGCCGCCGTGCCGATCCCTGACCCCACCAACATGCAGGCCCTGATCGACAGCCTGCAGGGCCGGCGTCGCTACCCGGTGGACGACCCTGTGGCGGGCTATCAGCCCGCCAGCGACGCGGCCGACAAGCCCGCGCCCTATATGCCCATGCCCAAGCCCGGCCAATCCATCCAGGCGATTATGGACGATATCGCGCGCAAGCAGCGCGAGTTTCACGCCCCGGCACCCAGCATGCCAGAGCGATTGGGCGATATCGCCGCCAAGACCGCCACCAAGATCGGCACTGTGGTCAAGAACCTGGCTACCGCGCCCATCAACGCGGTCAACAGGGCCTATAACCAGGTGGCCAATGAGCAGCTGCCATTGAGCGATGCCGATGCCCCGGGCGGCGCCGCAAGCTCCCCGGCGATCCCGGAGGCCGCGCTCAATGTCATGGGCGCTGGCGTACCGCTGGCCAAGCCTGGCGCGCTGGGCGCGGCGGGCGGCAAGTTGATCATGTCGTCCGCTGAGCGCGCAACCGTGCCGCAAAGGAAGGTTGGTCTTGATACGGTCGGCAATTACCTAGAGGCTAATGCGATCCCACATCGCAGGGATGTTTCAAATTCGCCGGGGAGCCTGAGCACCTATTATTATGTTAATACCCCCGGCGGTGTCAAAAAAATAAGAGTTTCGGACCATATCGGCAATGTGGGGGAGGATATCAGCATTCCCCTGGGGTCTGATGCCAATGCCGCTTTCCAAAAGATAGGTGGCGTCATCGGCAAGCCACATAGCGAGCCCATGGCCGTTGCAGCTGATCAGGTATTAACCAACAAATTGCGCCAGAATATCTCTGATATGGAGGCTGCCAAGGCTGCTAAAAAATACGATCAGTATGGGCCGTATGATTATGATTCGGCGATCAAGCGCCTATCCGCAAAATTGAAGGAAATTGATCCTGCCAAAGAAAGTCTTGCGCCCTTCTACAGTGCATTGGATAACGCCCTGATCAATGCCAAACAGGAGCGTGCCCAGCCGGGCGAATGGCTGGGGCCGCGTACCGAGCGCAAGTACACGCAGAAGGACCCCAAGACCGGCAAGGAGACCCCGGCCGTCGATGTCAAATACGGCGGCATCCTGGGCAATATGCCGGGGGTAAAGCCCGAGGAGCTTGAGGCCACCGGGATACCAGCCTTTTTGGCAGAGCAGAAAGGCGCCGTGACCAAGGAGCAACTGCGCGAGCATGCGCTGGCTAATCAGGTGCAGCTACGTGAAGTCAATAAAGGTGGTGGATCAAATCAAGCGGTGCGTTTCCCCCAAGACCAGTACCAGCTCCTTGGCGCCAGCAACTATGGCGAGACGCTGCTGACTTTGCCGCTAAAGCAAATGGAGCTAAAGCTCGGTGAAGCTGAACCAATTGGTAAGGAGTATGGGAATAAAGAATTTTCCGGTAGGTGGCAGGGCGGTCGCGTTGTGGAGGGTGTTAAGGACTATCCTTTTGAAATAGGGGACCAGAAGGGGCGCATCACCTATTGGCCCCAGTCGTTTGATAACATCGGAACCCCTGGCCCTCCGAAATGGATTGTTAACTCGAACAATCTTCAAAATGGTTATTTTAATAGCCTTGAGCAGGCCAAGAACGCCATCCAGCAGAGTTTCGAAGGCTCCGGTATGGGTGGCTATATGGCCAAGGCGCGTGGCGATATATATCGCTCCTCCCACTGGCCCGACGACCCCAACACCATCGTCCATGTGCGCCATAACGATCGCGAGTTGCCTGGGGTGGGCAATGCGCTGCATTTGGAGGAGGTGCAATCGGATCTTCATCAGACTGGTCGCAAGCAGGGCTATCGCGACCAGCCGCTAACGACCAGGAAGCAGGAGGGCATACCGGCGCATGCTGACCCCATCTATGAGGCCGTGGACCCGGGCGGCGCGGTCAGGGGCCGTGGCTATAGCCCCGAAGAGGCGCGCAGCGCAGCCGAGGGCGTGGCGCTGCCCAACCTGCCATTCAAGGAATCCTGGCCCGACTTGGCTCTTAAGCGCATGCTCCACAAGGCGGCTACCGAAAGAAACCCCGACGGCTCCTTCCGCTACCACGCCATGAGCTGGACCCCCGGCGAGGTGCAGGCGGCGCGCTATAATTTGAGCAAGCACATCAGCCATATCGATCATATCAAGAATAGTGAAAATTCATTTGATATCCATGCCTACGATAAAAGTAATAATCAGGTTATATCAAGGGAAGATGTAAGTGCAAACGATATTGCCGATATAGTTGGTAAGGATATTGCCGACAAAATCATCAAGGGTGATGGTAAGGATGTACTGGGCGGTGATGCCGCCCGCTATGCGGCGGATGCAAAACGTCTATCCAACGTTGACCTAAAAGTAGGCGGCAAAGGCATGAAGGCCTTCTACGACAAGATGCTGGTCGATAAAACCAATGCCGCCCTCAAGGAGGTTGGCGTCAAGGATCGGGTGAAACATATCGATGCCAATCACCCTGATACTGATATTTCGGATGAAGCTTTCAAATCCTGGATTAGTGAACGTTATGGGAGGGATTATCGCAGCCAGTTGGGCCGCGATGAGATTGACGCTATTCGCGAAGATTGGGAGCATCAAATTGGAATTCCTGAAACAAAAAAATTGCGCATGCCCATAGTCTATTTTACCCCGGAGAACCGCGCTGCCATTGCCAAGGGCTTCAAGCTTTTCGGCATACCGGCCGCGGTAGGTGGTACGGCGCTGAATGCAAATCAGCCCCAGCCGCAGCCGCTGGGCGATGCCGCGGCCAAGGCGCTGGCGACGCCGCCGCCGAGGCTGCCGCAGTGATTGACTGGCGAAAAATATTGGTCGCTTACATCGATCATGTAGGTGAGGCCGAAGGGGTTGATTATTTGCCGGGTGTCTCTTGCCTTTCCGATATTGAAAATGCGGAATTGGCAAGGGCCGCATCAGAAGGGAATTGCAGCCCCGAGCATAAAGCCGCGCTATTGTGCTATGCAAAGAGGCGGCTTGGCGGCTCCCTAAATGAGGAAAGTTAAGGACCTATCCAAGCCGCCCTGGGTCGCGCCCGACTGCGTGGCCCAGGTCATTCCAGCCCCCATCGACGGCTGGGACGCAATCTCCCCGCTTGCGGCGATGGATTCCAAGCGCGCTCCGATCATGCTCAATTGGGTGCCTCGCCCCGGCTGGATCGAACTGAGAGCCGGATATACCGCCCAGAACCTGCTGCCCACTTCCAACCCGGTCGAATCGCTCTTCGTCTACCGCCCCGGCACCGGCGTGGAGAAGCTCTTCGCCGCCCAGGGCACCCATATCTACGACGCCACCGTGCCGGGCGTGGTGACCCAGGTGCTGGGCGGTCTGTCCTCGGGGCGCTGGCAATATGTGCAGACCACCGTGCCTGCGGCGCCGGCCGCCGATACCTCCTACCTGAGCCTGGTCAACGGGGTCGACCCGCTCCAGCAATACAACGGCTCGGTCTGGAGCACGCCCACTTTAACTTACATGTCCACAACCTATCCCACCACCAGCTTCGTAAACGTGGCGGCATCCAAGGATAGGCTCTGGTTCGTCATCAAAAACAGCACCCAGGCAGCCTACCTGGGGACCGACGCCGTGACCGGCGCCATCGCCGGCTTTCAGGATCTAGGCGGCGAATGGGACAAGGGCGGCTACCTGGTGGCCATCGCCAACTGGACTATCGACGGGGGCAACGGGCCGGGCGCCTACGTGGCCTTCATATCCAGCAAGGGCCAGATCAGCCTATTCAGCGGCACCGACCCGACCAGCTCCAGCGCCTGGACCTTGATGGGCACATTTAACGTGGCGCCGCCCATCGGCTACCGCTGCACCACCCAATTGGGCAGCGACGTGGCCATCATTACCCAGCAGGGCGTGCTGCCGCTCAGCCAAGTGCTGCCCTTCGATCCGGCCATGGACCGATCGTCGGCCATCACCAGCCGCATCCAGAACGCCATGGCCAATGCCGCCAACAATTACTCCGCCAACTTCGGCTGGCAGGTCATATCCTTCCCCATGCAGCAACTGCTGCTGCTCAACGTGCCGTTGGCCCAGAACAGCCAGCAGCAGCAATATGTGCAGAACCTGCTGACCGGCGCCTGGTGCCAGTTCCAAGGCTGGAACGCCAACGTCTTTGAGATATGGAATAACGAGCTGGTGTTCGGCGATAACGCGGGTTACGTAAACTTGGCCTATCAGACGGGCCTGGACCTCACCAAGCCGATCCAGGCCGAGGTGCAATGCGCCTATAATTGGTTCGACGACCCCGGGCGCGATAAGCGCATGACCATGATCCAGCCGCTGCTCACCGCCAGCGGCACCGTGACGCCTTTGCTGGCGGTGGACGCCGATTTCGCCACCTCCAGCCTGGAGGCGCCGGTGAGCACGGTCACCGGCGGCGCCGAGTGGGACGTGGCCAAGTGGGACGTGGCGCTATGGCCGGGCGGCACCATGAACCTCACCAATTGGTACAGCGCCAGCGCGCTGGGCCATGCGCTGGCTGTGCATATGTATGTTAATATTGGCGCATCCACCTCGGGAACCTTCACCGGGGAGTTTGACGTAGGTGTCTTCGACAGCGCCCAATTCGACGAGGGCCTTGCGTCCCTGGCGCCGCTGCTGCGCATCAATGCGTTCAACACCATAATGGAGATGGGGGGCTTGATTTAGTCAATCATCTATTCGATACATGCTTGTTCCTGTCGATTCCGGGACGGGCGTATGGTCAACCTCCACCAGTCATCTCATTGATCCCTTCGGGTTGGCTGTCTACATTGGTCTATTATAAACTGTCCCTCTAACCGGGTAAAGATTGACATGGATCCCCAGACCGCCGCGATCGTGCAGGCCCTAAGCGGCGGGACCGGTTCCGCCGGCTCCCTGAGCCCCTTCGGACCGCAGCAGGCCGCCGCCAACCAGCAGGCTTACATCATGCCCCAGGACCCCAGCGCCCAGCAACAGGCCCCGGCTGCTGGGATGCAGCCTCCCCCCGGTGCCGGCCAGAACGCCTCCATGGGCGATATGGGCGGTCTCTCGCTGGGCGCCGCGCCGCAGTCAATGTACCCGGCGATGATGCAGCAGCCGCCCGCGACAAATTATTGGGCCTAGAATAAATTGCACATCTTTCCAATTTCCTCCGGGGTCTGGATGATTTCCCAAGGTTGATCGCCATAATTATAGATATGCGTGCAATCAACCGACCCATCCTGATTGCGCGCCTGGATGATCCCGGTGACATGGTCCAGGAAAATCCAGGCATCGAGCCCGTCGGTCCGCGTGAGCTTTATGACCTTCATATCCTGTGTACTCCATTAAATTTCGGTATTATGGCGCAAGCGCCACAAGAATTGTAGCACACCCTAACCACCAACAAACTGCTGTTGAACGTGCATACCGGCCGTCCTGGGACTCGGCAGCTTCATAACGTCGGGGATAGGCTGATCCGGGTACACACCGACGATCTTGTATCCCTTGTGTTCGAATATAGCCTTGATTGCAGGGCCAATGCTGTCGCACACAGCTTCCTTGTCGGCACCAGATAGGATCAATCCGGGCAATACTTCGCTGTGGACGCGTAGGCCACCATCCTCGCGGTCTTCTAGCGTCACCGCGACAACTGTTAGTTGGCGGGCCATGACGGGCTCCATTCTGTGTGCCTCCCCCGAGATTGTTATCGGGCCGTTAATTTTCAGTTGACAGTAAAAATGTAATGCTCCAGCGTAGGCAATCGTACCGACCAAGAATAGAGCAAGTGTTGCAAGCGGCGGCTTGAAGTTCACTGGCAAAAAATCAGCAAGCATAATCAAGAATCCCGCTCCAACACCGGCCAAAGCCACTATGCGCGGCATGGTTGGCGCCGCGTATTGAATACTTCTTTAGCAGGTTCGATCTTTGCATTCCCAGATGGGATCGTCCACAATTTACTCATAGAGTATCTCCTTTTCTAATCTCCTATTATAACCCACCACACCAACCGGGTAAAGCATGCACGGAATCCTCCTTGGCAATGACGCCGCCGTGGCGTCCTGGGCCTTCCAAACCTACGGCCTGACCCCGACGCCGGTTGATATGGCCCTGGGGATCATTGACGGTGCCAACCTCTTGGTTGGTGCCGCCCTATTGCAACGCTTCAATGGTTTCGACTGCGAATTTAGTTATTATGGCCCCAACACCCTATCGCTCGGCATCATCCGCAGCATAGCGCGCGCCGCGCTGGGCCTGGGATGCCGGCGCCTGACGGTCACGGTGGCCAAGTCCAAAAAACATTTTGTCAAGGGCGTGCTGCGCATCGGCTTCACCCACGAGTGCGCCAAGATTTGCTTCTACGGCACCAACCCGGACAACGCGGCCCATATCGGCATGCAGATGGTCATGGGTTATGACGACCTGCGCCTGCTGGCCGCCGGCCATTCAACGGTGCGCAAGAAGCGCCAATGGGGCCAGACCCCCAAGCAGCGCAAGCGCAACCGCAACTTGGCGCTGGCGGTGCTCAACCGCGAAGAAGCGGAACGGAAAAGGAAAGCAAATGCTTATGACCCCGCCGCCGGGATACTCCCCAACCGCCATGAACCGCCAGGCGTCGCCGCTGCTCTCCCAGCAGGGCATCCAGGCGCTGCCGGCCCAGGGCCACGCGCCGGGCATGGCGCCAGCATACCCCCAGCCCGGGCCTAGCGGCTTGGCCCAGCAACCCGGCCAGCCGTGGGGCGCGCTGGGGCCTCATAATTTGAACCATGTCATCCAAGCCCTCGGGGGAACCAGGACCCGCTAGATGAGCCTCAGCGCGCCAGCCCCCCCGCAAGCGGCCGATCCTTCGCAAGTTGCGAATACCCAGGCCCAATACAACACGGCCGCGGGCGTCGAATCGCAGGCGGGGAGCGCGGTCAATCAGCAGAACCCCTACGGGTCCTTAACCTATTCCCAATCAGGCACCGGTCCGGGCGGTGTTCCGATCTATACCGCGACCACCCAGCTTTCCCCCGCCCAGCAAAAGCTGCTCGATACCCTGCAGTCCACTCAAACCACCGCCGAGCAGCAGGCCGGCAATCTGATCGGCGGCGCCAACTACGGCGCTGGCAACCCGGCCGCCACCATCGGCGGCGCAACCTCCGGCACCACCCAGGCATTGCTGGGCCAGGAGACATCCTATCTCAATCCGTTCTTCACCCAGCAGACCACCCAGCTCGATACCCAGCTTCGAAACCAGGGCTTCGACCCTTCCAGCCCGGCATACCAGCAGGCCATGAACAACCTCCAGCAATCCCAGAACCAGTCGGTCACCGGATTCCTGGCCAGCGCCGAGCCCGCCGCCTACCAGCAGGCCGTGCAAAGCTACGAGCTGCCGCTGCAAACGGCCACCAGCGAACTTGGCATCAGCCAGCCCGGATCGGTGGGCGCCAACCTTGTCCAAACGCCGCAGCTTTCCATCGGCGCGCCCAACTACGCGGGCGCGGTGGCCCAGCAGGAGAGTGTCCAGGAGCAAACCTACCAGAACCAGCTCGCCCAGCAGAACGCCATGATGTCCGGGCTATTCGGCCTGGGCGGCAAGCTCGGCTCGGCGGCGATATTGGCCTAGCGCATGGTGCAGCTATTCCAAACGCTTCAGCCCAATGTCCCCGGCCAAACGCCGAGTGGCACCGGCCTGACCGACGACCAGATCGCCCAATTGCGCCAGTACGCCTCCGCGCTGCAGGGCGGCAAGCAGCCGGTGCACCATTGGCTGCAGGGCCTGAGCAACATGACCGGGGATATTGTCAGCGCGCTCCAGCAGCGCAAGGCCAACCAGATTGCGCAGCAGCGGCAAAACACGGGTGATGCCTACATCCACCAGCAGACCTACGGCAGGCAACCGCAAGCGCAGCCCCCCGCCTACGGTGCCGCGCCACCGGCCGCAGCCCCCCAGCAGGCAGGCACAATGCCGCCCTACGCCGCGCCCAACACTGATTGGCAGAGCGCCCAGCCGTCGCCCTATTCGTCGTCGCCGTTCCAGGTCGCCCCGGCCGATGCGCAGGGGCCGATGATGGGCGATTTCGAACGTGACCCATCCATGATGTCCACGGGATAGATGCTCCAGCCCATCCAGACCCTCGCGCCCGCGCCCCAGGCCAACACGGCGCTGGGCCAGAGCGACGACCAGGTCGAGCAGCTCAAGCGCTACATCGCCGCGCTGCGCGCTCAGCGCCAGCCGGTGCATTCGGCCGCCCAGGGCGCCTCCAATCTCGTGGGCGACCTATTGGGCGCGGCCACAGAACGCAGGATCGGTAATATCCAGGGCGCGCGCCAGGGCGGCGCCGACGCCTATGTGAGGGCGCTGGCAACTCCGGGGTCGCAGCCCGATGAGACGTCATTGTCGACTGGCCCAACCGGTGGCCCCCCGCCTACGCCGGCCATAGCCGCAACGCCGATGGCGGGGGGTGATGACCAATTGACGCACATTGCTGCCGTGGTCAATGAGGGCGAGACCGGGCGCGGCCATAATTTCGATGCGCACAGCCTGGGCAACATCAGCCCCGATACCCACGGCTCCAAGAGCTATGGTTTCATGGGCCTCAATTCTAAAACCGGCAGCGCCGCCGAATTCGCGCGCCGCTACGGCCCGGACCTTGGCATCACCGCGCAACCTGGTTCGCCGGAGTTTGACGCCCAGTGGCGTGCTGCGGCGGCGCAGCGCCCCGAGGCCATGCGCGTCGCGCAAATGGACCATTTCAAGCAGACCCAACTGCAGCCGGTCTATGAGGATTTGCAGCGCTGGGGCATCCCCAGCGACGTGGCCACCGACCCGCGCGTACAGGCCTATTTTGCCGACCGTCATGTGCAGATGGGCAAGCTGGGCCTGCAGCATGCCGCCCAGGCCTGGCAGGCATCGGGCGGCGATCCCGAGCGTTTTTTGCGCAACATGAACCAATTGGACGGCTCTCCGGATGCCTTGCAGCGCTATTTTCCCAACGCACTGGCTCAGGGCGTCTACAGCGCCGCCGGCCATGCCACGCGCCTCGCCAAGCGCCTGGGCGGGGCGCTAAGCTTTGGCCCCGGCGACGCGCAAGCGCCGCAGGGGCCAAATGCCCCTGACGCCACCGTGCAGCCCTTCGTGCAGGCCCTGGCCGGCCAGCAAACAGCCCAGGCCGCGCTGCCACCCACCAGCCAGCCCGCGCAGGCGGGGGGCATGCCGGCCCAGCCCGCGGCGCCCCAGAATGAATTCATGCAGCACCTCTCCGCGCTGGTGCACATGGGCTATACGCCGACCCAGGCCCTGCCCATGGCCCAATTGATGGTCGAGGGCCGCAAGGGCTTCCTGCCCCAGATCAAGGTCAATGAGTGGGGCCAGATTGTGCGCGAGGCCCCTGGCCAGATACCCCAGAACCTTGGCATCCAGCCAGGCCACCCCGGCAAGCCGGCCACGATCAATGGCGTACCGGGCTTTGAGCGGCCCACGGGGCCGAATGGCAGCATTGAATTCCATCCGGTTGACATTAGCATGGGCGGCGGCGCACAGCCCAATGGAGCTATCCCGCTTAGCGCTGCACCAGCCGCCCCGACCCCCTATCCGATATGGGGTGATTGGAAAACTCCGCAAGATTTGGCCACCTATGGCCCGCGCATGAAGGCCGCGGAGGCGGGCGAGATTGAGCGCAAAAAAGAAGCCAATAAGCTTGCGGTGGTCAATGACCCCGCAAACCAGGCCATGGCCCTCCAATCCGCTACCGAAAAGAAAGCGATGGAGCAGGAGGCCGAAACCGTAGGCAAGGCCAAGGGCGAGGCCCAGGCCGAATATATAAAGGGCCGCAAGGATGCCCAGAATATCCTATTTTCCATTGGCCCCATGAAAGAGGCCCTCAAGGAGGGCGGCGAGAACATCATCACCGGCCTGCTGGGCGAGCCTGCGCTGAAATTCAAGTCGCTGGTTAACTCCATTGTAGGCGGGGAGCCGCTCAAGGGCACCTCCGAAGCCGAGGTATTTCAAAAGGGCAACGTTATGTTGGCCACCCATCTGGCGCATCAGCTCACCGCGCGCCCCAGTCAGTTCGATTTCAAAGTGGATCTTGGATCGGTACCAGGCCTCAATCTTTCCAAGCAGGCCTCGCAGTACATGCTCAACGTCTATGAGCAACTTGCCACCATGGATATTCGCTTGGCCCAATTGGCCGAAGCCACAGCCAATAAAGACTGGCCCAAGGTGCGCGACCAATTCTATGCAAACCATCCGCTGCTCAGCCCCATCAACCGCGATGAAAAAGGCAACCCGCTGCCGCTCAATGCCGATGTGATGACCAAGGAAATCAGCGATATCGCCCAAAGCGACGTGCAGCGCCAGAACAAGGCCGGTGGCATCGGCGGCTATGTGCCGGGCGTCAACCCGCCACGCACAAAACAAATACCCCCCGGCTGGGTTGAGGCGCCCTAAGTGCCCAAGGATGGTGATATCATCATTAACCCAGCCACAGGCCAGCGCATGGAGTGGCAGGGCGGTGATAGTCCGGAAGCGGGCTGGGGGCCTCCGGCCATACCCATTACCAGGATGGGCGAAGCTCCTACCGTTGAGCAAGCCGCCCAAGCTGCCTCACCACTCTCAATACCGCGTGAAAAAATAGCCGAAAAGATAAAGAATTCTGTGCGCCCCCCAGGCGGCCGTCAAGAGGGCTCGGTCACCGGATTCCTGGAAGAAGCCCCGACCGGGGCGCTAATAGCCGGCGCGGCTGTACCCAAGACGCCTGCGGCGGCGCGCCTGGAGGCCGAGCATCCCATGGCGGCCAAGATCGCCCGCGGTGTGGGCGGTGTGGCTTCCACGTTGCCGGTGGCGGCGAGCGGACCCGGCGCGGCTATGATGGGCCTGGGCAGCCGGATGATGCCCAATCTGGTCAACAGCACCGCATTTGGCGCGGCTACCGGGGGGCTTGATGCCGCCGCGCGCGGCGAGGATGTAACGACTGGAGCGCTGGGCGGCGCGGCCGGGGGGCTCATCGCTCCAGCTATTGGCGGCCTCGTGGGACGCACCATCGTCGAGCCGATCGCCAAGGCGGTGGGCTCGCGGCTGCGCCCGCCCGAGGGCGTGCTGTCAGGCTATGATCCCACCGCCGTCAAGATGGCTATGGAGCGGGCCAAGGCCGAAGGCCTCACACCAGAAATGATCGACGCCAAGATGGCTGAGCTGGGGCCGCATGGCTTCCTGCTTGATTATGGCCACAATTTTCGTGGCGCGGCCTCGGGCGCGGCGGCCATGTCCGGGCCGGCAAATACTGCCATACGCAATGCCGTTGGCGGCCGGCTGGGGCAGGCGCCGGAGGTTATCGATTCGGCTTTGACCAAGGCGTTCGGCCAAAAGGAAACCAACTACGCCGAATATTCGCGCTTTCTCAAAGATGCCAGAAAAAAAGCCAGCGACCCGCTTTATGAGCGTTTTCGCGATACCAAGGTGCCCATGACGCCGGAGCTTGAGGCGCTGATGCCTCGCCTGGAAAAAGCGGGCGCTTTCAAGGAGGCCGCCGACGCGGCGGGCGAGGAGGGCAAGCCGATGGTGGAGCAGTTTTTCACCCCCGGCAAGGCCAATAGCGTGAGCCAGGGCGCCGGTTTTCATGAGGCGCCGAGCGCCGAGGTGTGGGATTATGCCAAGCGCGGCCTGGACGAGGTCATCAACAAGTACAAGGCATTCAAAGCCCCCGGCGTGCCCAACCCCGGCGCCAGCGCCGATCGGGTGCGGCGCGTATCCGCGATAAAATCCGATCTAATAAATGCCCTTGAGAATCACCCCAACCCGGAGATCGGTCAGTTCTACCGCGAGGCGCGCCAGACCTATGCCGAGCCCACCGGCATCATGAGCGCATTCGAAAATGGCCGAAACTGGAAGCATATCGATAAGGACGAGCTGCCCTATTATACTTCTGGGCTCAGCACCCTTGAGAACAAGGCGTTTTTGCAGGGCGTACGCACCGATCTCTATCACGACATGATCGAGACGCCACGCGGCGCCGCCAAGGTGACCCGTGAACTATCCGGCCCTGGCGAGGGCCGCTTGGCGTTGGCCAGCGAGCAAAAGCTCAACCACCTTATTGGACCCGAAAGAACCAGGGAGTTAATCGATGAGATGGAGCGCCAAAAAGCCTTCGCTATCACCAAGGGCAAGATCGCCGACAACTCGGAAACCGCCGGTCGCGAATCCTTCAAGAAAGACTTGTCCGATGCGGCCAAGAGCTGGGTCGAGGGCGCACTGCACCGTATGCAATACGGGTTCCATGTGACACCATCGACCTATATCCCCGGCTATGGCGCGCTCAAATCGGCCGGGGAGGAGGAGGCCCGCGGCCGCGAGCAGCAAATTCTCAAGAGCCTGGGCGGTATGCTAACGACCCGCAATCCGGAGGCCGGCGCCGTGGCCAAGGCCCTCTTGGAATATACGCCCCCCGGCAAGGCAGCGGGGCCGGTCGCCGGACGCATCGCCAATATCCTCTCGCGCAATGCCGCGCAGGGCGAGGGCGTCAAGTTGAAGGAAAGGATATTGCCGAAATGAGCGGCGGCAGAAACGGCAGCGGGGTATATTCCCTTCCGGAGGCCCCATTCGTCCCCAATACCGTTATCAGCAGCGCTGCGGTCAACGATAACTTTTCAAATATCGCCGCCGCGCTGACCGATTCGATCGCGGCGGACGGCCAGACTCCCATCACCGGGGCGCTGCTGGGTGCCTCGGGCACCAAGACGGCGCCGGGCTGGGCCTTTGCCAGCGACACCAGCTCCGGCCTATACCTATTGGCCGCCGGCAAGCCGGGACTAGTGGCCGCTGGCTTTGGCATGCTGGTCGACAGCGCCGCGCTCAAGGTTACCGCGGCAACGCCGTCGGCCGCGGGCAGCGGCTATGCGGTGGGCGATACCGTGACCCTGAGCGGCGGCACGGGCGTGCTCAACGCCATCCTGACCGTGGCCACGCTCTCGGGCAGCGGCGTGGCCACGGTCACGGTGCTGATCGGCGGCAACTATTCGGTGGCGCCAACCAACCCCGCCGCCCAGGGCTCGACCAGCGGCTCGGGCACCGGCGCCACCTTCACCCTGACCACCGGCGCCACCGCGCAGTTCAGCGACCTTGCGGGGGCCTCGCTCTGGCAGGACTTCGGCGCCACACCCTACATGGCCGGTGCCATGGGCCAGGGCAGCGCGCTGGCGCTGGCCAATTATATCGGCGCAAGCAATCTGGCGGCGGCAATATTGACATCGCTGCCGGTGCCTATGCCGCAAGGCTATTTGACCCCCATCAGCGGCCAGCCGGTCATCGCCTCGAATTCCGTATCGGCCACGGCCATCTATTATACCCCCTACCAAGGCACATGGAACCCGATCCATAACGGCACGGCCATCGTGCCTATCGAATTGGCCGGGGAGCTTGCGCTCACGCTCACCAGCAGCCAGGGCGCCAGCGGCATCTTCGATATATATTTGGCCTATAATAGCGGCACCCCGGTCATAGGCACCGGCCCGGGCTGGAATGCGGGCGGCAGTGGCGGCAACGTCACGGCCGGAAGCTGCGCGCGCAGCACCGGGGCGGGCGGTGCGGCACTGGCGCGCTTCCAGGGTTTCCTTACCAATGCGGCCAGCATGTCGCTCATTTATAATACCGGCGGCGGCAATACGACCATCACCGTGCCGGCGAACCAGGGGTTTTATCTAGGCTCCATCGCAACTGATGGCAGCGCCGGCCAGGTATCCAATTATATCGGTTGGAACGCGGTGGCTATTAACAAGCGCGGCCTTTGGAATTTCTATAACCGCCAGCCGCTGGTGCTGGAAGGTACCGATAACACCAGCAGTTGGACCTATAACACCAACACTATTCGCCAATCGCGCGCCTCGGCATCCAATTTCGTGCAGCCGCTTTGCGGCTGGAACGATGAGTTCATATATACCTCGTTCCAGCAGTATATCGGCGGTCAGAATGCCAACGGCGGCATCGGCATCGGCTGGAATTCGACCACCGCCTTCAGCGGCACCACCGGCAACATAAACGCGGGCAACAGCTCCACCATCGCGAATGCCAGCGTGCGCGCCGAATATGATGCGCCGCCGTCCCTGGGCATCAATCGCGTCAATGCGCTGGAGGTGATCCTCGGGACGAGCGTGATCACTTTCACGGGCGGCCAGACTACCTCGGGACCAAATCCGAGCACGCTCATAGGTATGCAGCTGCGCGCCCAGTGGCGCGGATAGGGAGGCAACTATTCCTTTTGCAGTTAACGGTACCTACACGCCGCCGACCGGCGCCGAGAACGCCGCGCCGGGCGTGGTGATCCGCTCGACCGTATGGAATACCATCTTTACCGATATGTCTGCTGCACTGACCCAGCTCGGCCAAGCTTCTCCGGCCATATCGGGCACCGCGTCGCAGTTTTTGCCGCAGTTCATTGTGGCCTTCGCACCGGCCGTGCCGTTTTCGACCGGCACCCTGGACGCCGCCACTTTGGCGGTGCTGCTGCCGCCTAGCGTCACCAACTATGGCATTTCCAATGTGCGCTTGGTCAATGCGAGCGGGTCGCTGGCCGCAGGCAGCTGGGGCCTGTTCACTGGGGCCGGAGGCACCGGCAGCACCATCTTCCCGGTCACCAGCACCATCACCATCGTGACCGGCACCGTGGCCACCAATAACAACATGCAGCTCAGCACCCCAGCCAACTCCAACACCGAGGCCTACAGCGCCGGCACCCTTTACTTCAGGGTCGGTACCGCGGTGCCGGGGGGCAGCGCCGATGTGCTCGTCAACATAACGCCGCTCTATTAGAGGGAAACCCATGGACCTTAGCTTTGATGCACTGCGATCCGGCTATGAAGACGAATGGGCCAAGTTTATTGCCGCCAACCAGGGCATGGGCGATGCCAATCCCAATTTCCATGGCGGCTTTACCAATATCCATGAGACATGGTCGGAAGCGCAGGCCATTCTCAAGCCTGAGACGCGCGCCCGTTTCGAGGTGGTAGAGAAACTGACCGAGGTGCCGTGGTTCGTAACCGGCATAGTGATCACTCGCGAGGCGGGGAGCCCCCCGAATTTTCATGCTTGGCTGCACAATGGCGATTCGATGTTCGATCACAATGGCCATCCCCGGAAGACACATAATGTGCCGGCGAACCGGCCACCGAATCCCGCCGTGAGCTGGGAGGATGGCGCGGTCGATGCCTACAAGATCGAGGGCCTCCTGTCCAAGAAGGACTGGTCCCCCGCCTTTGTGGCGTGGCTCCTGGAGAAGTTCAATGGCTGGGGCTACCGGCTCTACCATAAAATTCCTTCCCCATATCTCTGGGGCTCCACCGTCATCCAGCAGCGCGGCAAGTACACATCGGATCGGGTATGGAATTCATCCGTAATGGACACGCAGGTTGGCGGCATGGCGTTGCTGGCGGCGCTGATGCAGATTGCGCCGGATGATGTAAAATTTGCGGAGGAATCGCCATGAACCGGCGCGACAACGGCGACAAATGGTGTTCGCTCGGACCCAGGCCCGACGTGCGCTGGCTGTATCTGCTGGGATTCCTGGCCATGCTGCTGTGTGGCGGATTGGCCTGGGGCCAGGCCGGGGTGCCCAACGGCTGCGGCCCCGGCATCCCCAACACGCTGGCGTGGGTGCTGGGCCAATCCGGCATCCCGGGCGGCTGCGGGCCGGGTATGGCGGTCGGATCGCATAGCGTAACACCGCCTCCAGCCTGCGGCGTGGGCGCTCTTGACCTTTCAACCGGCTGCGCCCAACTGGTCGCGTTTGGTGTTCTTTTCTGATGAAGCGCATACTTACCACCTTTACGATGATTGCAGTGCTTGCTTCTTTGCAAATGGCATCGGCGCAAGTGGTTATGGAGGGCACATGCTTGCTTGGGCAGGCGGCGGCCTTCCGGGTAAATTCCAACTTAACGATTAGTTTGTATTGTATCACGATTCCGGCTTCGCCATGCGCCGGTATGCTTGATCTCTCGACCGGCTGCGCTCAGTTGGTCGCTTTTGGAGTACTGTTCTGATGAAAACATTCACCACGGTTATGCTCACAATCACGGGAGTGATTGTTGTCATACTCGGCGTGCTCATGGCGCAGCCGGTTCCGCAGAATACCGACCCCGTCTTCTGGTGTGATCTCAGTCGTACTCAATTGGTCACCTTTGGAGTGCTGTTCTGATGTCTGATGGAAAGAGAATCCTGCAAGCCTACATGCTTCCATGCGCGCTGCTGATTTGCATCGCTGGTGCAGCTGTTGCCCAGCGGCCCCAGGGTGGTGGTGGCGCAGGCCCGCTTGGAATAGGCGCAGCGGGCGGCGCCGCCGGTGCAGCTGTTGCCCAGCAGCTCCAGGGCGCTGATCCTATCTTCTGGTGTGATCTCAGCCGCTCCCAGGTATCGCACGAACGTGATGCCGCGCTGGCGCAGATCGAGGCGCTCAAGTTCCACAATGCGTCGCTCGATGCTCGCGTAAAAGAATTGGAAGCCAAGGCTGCAGCCCCAAAAAAGGATGAACAGCAATGAAGAACTTCTTCGCAGGCGCGATTGCTGCTTTTTCCCTAGTGTGGGTTGTAGCGGTATTTGCGCAGAACCGTCTAAATGTGGAGCAGGACTTTTCTGTTCCAGTTCCTGAGAAGGGATTTTCGATTCCTATTGATTATCAGGCCGTCATTATGGCGGCCAAGTCGCCGAGCGGAAAGGCGAAAGTTATCCAATCTGATGAAGAAGGGAGGGTGATATGCGCCCCGCAATGAAACCGCTAGTCGTCTACGTCGCCGCTTGGCTTGTCGCCGCACAGCCCGCGCTTGCGCTGAACGATACGATCGGCGTCACGATCGGCAGCGGCAAAACCGCAAACCTGATCAGCTTTGGCAATTCCAGCGTCATCAGTGAGACCGGCATCTGTGACGCCACGACGATCAATCAATGCGCGGCGGTCAGCGCGGCGGGTGCCATATCTATCGCTGGCGCCGTTACAAATGGTGGCACTTTCGCAGTGCAATTGACCGGTGCCACGAATAACATCAATAATATCGCCGGCACGGTGAGTCTGCCGACTGGGGCGGCTACGTCTGCACTGCAAACCACCGGCAACACAGCGCTCACCACGATCAACACGACACTTGGAAGCCCATTCCAGGCTGGCGGCAATATAGGCAACACTACGTTTGCCTCCACGCAGTCAGGAAATTGGACTTCGCGAGTTGTGGGCAATGTCGGCGGCGTGCTCGACGCGATCGGGCAGAACGTTACGGCTCCCGCAAACTGGTTGCAGGCTGGCTGCCAGTTCACCACTGCGCCGACCACCATTACGACCGGAAACGGCTCGCCGCTGGCTTGCGACAACGCCAATCGTCTGCTTGCTGCTGTTACTAATACCGTCAACGTGAATGGTTCCGGTGTGACGCAGCCCACCAGCGCTGCATCCGGGCAGTATGTTGATGGGGCAATCGCGACGCTCGGAACTCAGGCTGATGCGGCGTGCGCGTCGGACACAGGGACGTGCACTTTAGTCGCGCTAGAAAAGCGTCGAAACCAGACCCTCACGACGTTGAACACCACGGCCGGTGCTGCGGCAACGCTTGCTGCCGCCGCGACGGGCGGCTGCACTGGTGGGACGCTGCTCACAGCGGCGAACAACAATGCCACACCGATCGGCTCGGCTGCGCCACACACGCTTTGTTGGTTGCGATGGGAGAATACCACCACGAGCCTCGTGGACATCCGCCTCTATGACACGGCGACGGCGCCGTCCGGTGGCGCGCCCTGCAACTCGGCAACCAACGTTGTGAGCAACGACGTGGTGCAGTCAAACGCCACATCCCCCGGTGGCGTCGCCAACCTCGGGCCATTTGGCCATGCTTTCGCGAACGGCGTGGTTATATGTGTCACCGGCGCAAACGCCAATAACGACAACACCAATGCGGTGACCGGCATCAACATTAGCTACGGGTACAAGTGATGATGCGCCGCCTTCTCATCGCGACGCTGTGGTGCCTACTCGCCTCACAGGCGTGGGCAGCTCAACTAATCGTCTCATCGTGCCCAGTCACAACACCGTCAGGTTGGAACAACGCCAACAACACCGTTGAATTGGTTGGCGCTGGCGGGGGTGGGACCGGTACCGCGAGCGGCTCAACCGGAATAGGCGGCTCTGCCGCTGGTGGCGGTGCATATATAAAGAACACGAACGTAACCCTGTCAGGCAGCATCTCTTGCCAGATCGGCGTCGGTGGAACCGGGGGGACCGGTAACATTGGTTCCAACAACGCTCCGGGTACGGCCGGGACCGACACGATATTTAACAGTTCCGCTACGACGTGCGGCGGCACGAGCGGCCCCGGCATGTGCGCTCAGGGCGGGCAGGCGGCGACCGGAGGAGGCACCGGGTCGCTGACTGGTGGATTGGGCGGAGCGGCTGCGTCATCGGTCGGAACCATCAAAAATAGCGGCGGCGCTGGTGGTAATGCCACCAACTTCGCCAGCGGACCTGCGGGCGGCGGCGGCGCGGCTGGCCCTCTCGGCAACGGCGCGGCGGGCGGCAATGGCACGGCAGAGTCGACGTGGACCACGGCCGGTCCCGGCGGCGGCGGCGGCGGCGCGGCAACCGATGGCGCCAATGTCGGATCAAATGGCGGCAATGGCGCTGCCTGCGGCGGCGGCGGCGGCGGCGCTTCAACGAGCACCGCTGCGCTTATCGGCGGCAACGGCGGCAACGGCGGCGCCGGCTGCATTATCCTGACGTGGACTCCCGTAGGGGGAGGGCCGCCTCACAACAATCTGCTGATGGGGATCAGCTATGAAAAGAATCGAGGAGACAGTTACAGCAATGGCGGCGGGTTTGATAGGGACGGTTTCTGGATTGATGGTGTACACTATAACGGCGATGGTGACCCAGAATGTTTTATTCGCAGTGGTTCTAAGTCTGATTGCGATAGTGATAGTTCTCGCAGCGTGGATTATGCAAGACTCTTAGCAGCGCTGCGTCTCCACGGCACGCCGGCATCGGGGGGCTCGGTCCCGGTCGTCAGTGCGGCAACCCTATACACCTACTCCCCGGCGACATCTACCCAAGCGGTCGGCACGGTAACGGCCACCAACAGCCCAACCTCATGGGCGATCACGGGTGGCAATTCAGCCGGTGACTTTGCCATATCGAGCGGCGGCGCCATCACCGTCACATCCCAGGGTCAGACAGACCTGACGGGGGCAACGGCTGCGGTCGCCTATACGCTGACCGTGACGGCTACCAATGCCTCGGGCACGTCGACGGGCCAATCAATACCGATCACGGTCTACGCCGACGGTTTCGCGGGCGCGCCTACGTGCAGCGTGCAGTTTGCAACGCTGCTTAACGGCTATCACACGGGAGGAGCTGGTGCGGGCCGTGCGAAAGGGAACGGCTATCAACCGCCATGGAATGTTGCCGGCGTAGATTACTGCGTCGGACTGCCATCGGGTTTGAGCCTGACTGCGGCCTCGGCCATCAGCATGTCGGGCGTGACGGTGGATGCTTCCGGCCACAACATAACGGTCAATACGGCAACATCGGTAACGCTTGATAAAATAGATTACACCGGGAATGGTGGCTGGGGCGTCGTAATTTCATCAAGCAACACAGGAAGCGTCACGCTTTCAAACAGTAATTTCGCCGTCGGCGCTAATGCAAAACCGATGCTCAATATCCAAAACGGAGCGGCTGGACCATTGCTTATTAAGGCGACAACGTTCACCGGTAGCGGTGGAGCGGATCAACCGTTTAATGGTGGAATTTATTGCAACTCAGGATCAACTATGTCAACTACCATTATGTATAGTTATATGAATAATTTTGATGAAGATTTTTGGGATGGATGTGGAAACAATACGGGAATTTTTAATGTTTGGTATAACAACGCACAAGCAAACAATACGACCTACAGTACGCCGCATCCTGACTGGCTTCAACTATCGACAGGACCAGAGGGTGCTCAAAACATGACGTTTAGCTTGTACTATAATAACTCTCACGGGACGGCCGTTGGTGGTAGTCAGGGTCTCGGTTTCTATGCGGCTGGGCCTGGAAGTTATTCTTTGGACTCTGTTAACACCTCATACAACACCATGATTGCCGGTTCCTCTGCGGGTGTAAATTACATGATATCCATCAATTTGAGTGGTCAGGTGACAGGTGGCGGCAATGGCAGTTTGACCGGAGCTGCCGTGGTGTCGAACAATTATGTGGATGTCAGCGGCGTCAGCGTGGCATTTGCGCAAACCCTGAGAACATTGACCGGGGGCGCAACCTACTCGCAGACCGGCAACATCAACATGAGCACGGGCGGCGCGATGAACTGCCAGAATGCCGTGACATGCATGATCGACGAATACCCGCACGCCGCCAATGATAACCTTGAGTACAGGCGTGCGGCGGGGTGGTGATTCCAACATTGGCTGGTGGCAACAGATTAATTGGAGGTTTACAATGAAATTTGGCAAAAAGCCGGCAAACCCGGCGCACCTGGCCCATTCGCTCAAGCTCGCCGACTTCCTCGATCACGCCGCGCAGCTGCCAGCCGTGCCGGCTATGTTCGGCCGCGAGCGCGAGGTGGACGCCCAGGGCATGTTGGCAAACGACAAATGGGGTTGCTGCGTATTCGCCGGGGCCGTACACGAAACGCGCCTGTGGTCGCGCGAAGGCACGGGCTCCCCGGCCCAGTTCACGGACGCCAACGTGCTGGCCGACTATGGTGCGGTGACCGGGTTCGACCCCAGCGACCCATCCAGCGATCAAGGCACCAACATGGGCGCGGCGGCCAAGTACCGGCAGGACACGGGCATCATCGATGCGGCGGGCAAGCGCCATCGCATCGCCGCTTCCCTGCTCTTGCAGAAGGGCAACTGGGACCAGCACATGGTCGCGGCCTATATATTCGAGGCTATTGGGTTCGGCTTCGAGGTGCCAAACTCCATCAATGCCCAGTTTGCGGCCGGGGAGCCGTGGGACGTGGTGCCAGGATCGCCTATCGTTGGCGGCCACTACATAGCGATGTTCGGGCGTAATTCGCACGGCAACGCGGTCGCCAGTACCTGGGGCGGCCTGACGGCAATGACGCGGGCGTTCGTGGAGAAATATAACGATGAGTCGTACGCTTACATCAGCGAGGAGATGCTGCGCTCTGGAACATCACCGCGCGGCTTCGACATGCCGAAGCTCCAGGCGTATCTAGCGAGCCTTTAATCGTGAAGAAATACCTACCTTGGATCGGCGGCCTCCTTGGAGCAGTGGTCTATTTCGCAATATTCGAGACACTCGCCTTCCAGGAGCCGGATCGCTTCGCTACGCTCTCAAACTCCATATCGTCGCTGGGCGCGCACTGGCCACTATCGATTTTTCTCATAGGATTCTTTGCCGGCGGCCTCGCCTCGCATTTCTTCTGGCCTTGGAAAGCCAACCCATTGGGTAAGGGCGGCGGCTAACAACACGGAGAACACATGGACCCCACCCTATGGCAGATCGCCCAGCCCATCCTCGCCGGCCAGTTGCGCCACGTGATCACTGTCGGCGCCGGCATGCTCATCGCCAAAGGCGCCATCCAGGCCGACCAGCAGGGCGCCTTCGTCGAAATCGGCCTGGGCATCGCCACCTGGACCGTGGGCGCCGGCTGGTCCTGGTGGCAGAAGTCAGGTCAGGCGCTGGTGGCGGCACAGCTGGCGCGCCTGCGGCGCCACGTGGACGCAATCCCCCAGGTCCCGTCCAACATGCCCCAAGCCGCCGAGGTTAATGCCGCGGTCGAGACCGCAAAGATCGCCGCCGAACAGCCGCCGAAGGCCACCTAAGGAGCCCCCATGAAAGCACTTGCCGCCCTAACCGCAGCATTCCTGATCACTACATCAGCGCATGCACAGCGCGCACCGCAGCCGCGCCCCCCGGAGGCCGATCTGCGCGAGGGCGCGACCGGCGCGCCGCTCATATGCGACCTGCTCAACCTGATACCAGGCTGTAAGTCACCGGTCACCGGTCAGCCGGTAACCAGCGACGCCACCAAGGCCATCACCAGCATATTCACGAGCCTTGCCGGGTTCATCGACCAGGGCGTGGTAGAGGCCGAGCAATTGGCCATGGCCATCCCGGATCTGCCGGACGGCGTGGGCCAGCAGTGCTGGATGCAGATGCGCAAGACCTCGGCGGTGTTCAGAGCGCACCCGGTGCCCATCACGCTCCAGGCGCCGCTGGACCTACAGGCGCTGCGCCTGCTGGTGATGTCGGCCAACGACCTATGCGCCAACGCCTCATGCACCCAATTGTTCTCGGATGCCGCCAACCTGGCCACCGCGGCGGCCGGCGCCGGGGGGTTCTCGATACCGATCCCCAGCCTGGCCTCGGTCTGCGCCAAGATACCGGTGCTGCGCTCCACGCCGACCGTGCCGGATCCGACGCTGCCGCCACCGGTCGCGCCGACGCCGGCCCCCGTCACGCCTCCGTGATCTAGAATGTTCCGGTTCGCGTCCATCGTCGCGGCGTTGTGGCTAGTCTTCGCCGTTGCGGCGCCGGCCCAGGCGCCGCTCCCCGCGGTATCGCCCCCGGTACAGACGCAGCCGTATATCGCCCCGACGTTACCGGATTTACCGCGCGGGCTCAGCTCGGGCGATCGCGAACTGATCCTGCTGCTGGTCGCCGAGCGCGACCGCCAATACGACCAACGATTCCATGCCCAAGAGATAGCGGTAGCCGCCGCTTTGGCCGCCGCCAAGGAGGCGGTCGCCGCCGCACTTACGGCCGCCAAGGAGGCGGTGGACAAGGCCGCGGCGGCAAACGATAAGCATTTCGACAGCGTCAACGAATTCCGCAAGACCCTGACCGACCAGACCGCGTCCTTTCCGACCCGCAACGAGGTGGATATCAAGTTCAAGGCCATAGAGGATAAGATCAGCTTGCTCATCACGCGCGACAACCAGCTTGCGGGGCGGACCGAAGGCTACTCGACGCTGTGGAACGGGATCATAGCGATTGTCGGCGTCATGATCGGCGGCGGCATGTTGGCGATGGCTTTCCGCCATAGGGGCAGATAATGATCACCATCTGGGTCATCTTTTATCAAGTTTGCGTCATTGACGTTTGCGAGTGGCGCCCAGCAATGGCACCCATGGGGTGGGAATTTATCACCCGTGAGGACTGCGAAGACGCCGCCCGCGAGATGCTCGGTCCACATGTCATTGAGTGCCGACAAACGAGGAGGCTATAATGGCAATGATTCAATTCACACTCGGCATGGGCCTATGCTGCTGGATGTCGCACAGCATTGACTGCCACGACGACCGCGCGGGGCAGCGCCCGGGAGCCTGCGCGGACGGCTACGGCTCAAACGTCTCCTACACATGGAGGAATGTCTTGGCGACGTTCGGCTTCTTATCGGCCCTGGCCGCGCCGATCATCAGGTAAAAGGAGGAACCGATGTCGACCACGGAGAAGCTACTCTTGGCCGCAACCATCTTCAACGCCGCCGTGCTGCTTGGCTTCATATTCCTCGCGGTTAACTTCGGCATGGCGCTCACCGGGATGGTTGCCGCCGGCCTGGGAGGCCAGTGAGATGCCGAAAATCTATGCCGCGATGATCATGGGCCAGGGCGGCCGGTTCACCAGCTATGGCGTGGTGCGCATGGCCGCATCGGCGCGCCAACTGGGCCTTCAGGCCGACGTGTTCGCCTACGGCGACACCGACCTGATCGCCGGCGCCGTGGATGCGCACCGCACCGCCGGCTACCTGATCGCCGGGCTGGGCTACTCGCTGGGCGTCTCGGCGCTGACCTACGCGCAATCCAATTACATGGGCCACCTTGGCCGCAAATTTGACCTTGTGCTCTGCGTGGCCGGCTCCAGGCTAGGCCAGAACTACCTGATTGATCACAAGAACACGGTACGATCGGTGCTCTGGCGCGGCCCGGGCGTGCTATCCGGCGCTGGCGGGGATTTGGGCTTCGACGTGGTCCACGATGTAAGTGGCGCGCCGCACCTGTGGATGGACTTTGCGCCCGAGGTGGCGGCGGGCGTGCAGGCCGAACTGGGCAAGTTGATGAGCATGGGCGTTAGTGTAGAACAAAAAAATTGAGACGGGGTCCGGCGGGACCGGCTTCCCGCCATGCGAAGAGGCTGCAAATGATAGAAGAGGTATTCATATGGAACGCGGCAGCCGGCATGGCCGCACCACGCGGATCCCCCCGGTAAGGCACATGGCCGAGGCAAACGGCAATGGCAACGGCAACAAAGGCTCGGCCGCGGTATCATGGATAGCTATCGCGATGTCTGTGGCCATATCGCTGGGCGGCGCCTTCTGGACCGTGGCCAACCCGCGCGATGACATCAAGCAGGTGGAGGCGCGCCTGCAATCGCAGATCGACAAGATGCTGCCGCGTAGCGTGCATGACGAATCGATCCTGCGCCTGGACCGCGATATCGCGCGCCTCGCCGATGAGCTGCTGCGCCAGCGCGGATCGTCGGTCACCAGGGACGAAATGTCCAAATTCGAATTCACCAATTCATCACGCCTTGAGGGCCAAGCCAACCGGCTGCTTACCCTGGAGAACGAGCTGCACGGCTCAAGCAACATCGGCAAGGCCATGGACCGCATGCAGGAGCACATTCAGGAATTGGACCGGCGCTTGCTGGGCATCGTCAAGGATGCGGCGCCTAAGCCCAATACATAGCAGTCTAGGAAAAAAGCGCCACCCAGCACCAGAATCCGGTAACAATAAAAACGCCAATCCCTATTATACCCACAATAGTAGCGAATCTATATTCACGGTACTGGATTGCGCGCAAAATAACCATTGCATTTAAACCCAGGCCTGTAATAGCTAAAACTGCCATGATTTTTGGTGCAACAATAAACATGAAAAAATCTATGGACATTACGCAGGCCGCTCATCGCCATCGGCAACCTGCTCTTCTGAAATATCAAAAGTCGCCTTTGCGGGGTGGGGTAGATAGAACGACTTCTCGCCGCTGCCACCGTTGTAGTTGCCTTCGACGGTCACTGGTTCGCGACCGTCCTGCTTGACGATTGCGCGGTATTTCCCGTTGACGTGTACCTTTACCATGGTGGTCATTGATATTTCCTCCAGTGGTAAGCGTGTGTGTTAACCGGATAAGCATATCCCCTCGACCTATAGCGAACATCCAAACAGCACCTGTGCCAAATGTCAAGGGCCAAACTAACAAAGCACGACGACACCAGCGACCTTCAATTGCCTTGGGCGCTCAGTCTGATCCGTTAGGATTCGATGGATGGCGTCCATTTGGGGTGAGGTGGGATCGGAGCGAACCATAAGCGGTCAAAGTGCCCCACAGATATCCGAAAAACCATCCGACCGAGACCGGAGTATCAACATAATGAGAAATCCAAACTGATACAAAGACAAGTAAAACAAGCAGAGCGAATCGTGCAAGTGCATGCAGCAGCGAATTCGGCTGCGCCATAAAATCGGCGACAATATTGAGATAGTGCATAAAGATACCTGAACCAGGGGATCTTTTTATTCCATGCTTATCCGGTTTCAAATCAACCATTCCCGGTACCCATCCCCCATGATCGCCGCTGCCACGTCGATCTTGCTGCGCAGCGCGGCTATGACCTTTTCATCCAGCGTGCCAGGCACCACCAGGTCGACGTTTGTCACATTGCGCCGCTTGCCGACATTGAGCGTGCGCCATTCGCTCTGGTCGCGGTGCTCAAGGTCCCAGCTGTTGCTGGCATAAATGGCCAAATCGGCGCAGTCCCATGTATTTCCGCGGCCGCCCGCGCCCTGGGTGGCGACCATGAATCTGCATCGATCATCGCCCAGGAACCGCGACTCATCGATATGGCGCGTGTCGCGGTTGCCGCCGTAGAACAGCGCGGCGCTGCCCTCGCCATATTCCTTGTTGATCCGCTCGTGGATGGCCAGCAAGAGCGGAATATAATGGCACCACACGATGGCCTTGCCGTCATGTTCGGCCAGCACCTCCAGCACCGCGTCCACGCGCTTGTTGGGGATCATATGCATCTGACGCTGCTCATCTCCCACATGGCCGCAGAGCACCTGATGCAGGCGCAGTATCTGGGCCACCGGCTCGGTTGCGGTGACCCATGCCCCGTCATCAAGCTGGGCAGTGGCATTGTCCCTAATCTCGGCGTACAGGCGGCGCTGCTCGTCGGTCAGCTCCACCTCGCGCGTCAGGTAGAAGGTCTCCGGTATATCGTAGCAATCGGCCAACAGCTTGCGATAGGAATAAGGCGCGATGCGCTGGGTCAATTCCTCTTGGTGACGAAACATCGGCTTGCCGTCACGATCGGTAGCCACAATTTTGGTAGTGCGCCGCGTGGGCTGGCCGGTGCGCGGGTCCTGGAACCACTCACCCACCGGCATATCGCGCAGCACTGCATAACGCGCTCTGAATGTAAAATACGACCAATGCTGCAAAATTTGAGGATCAAGGAAATAGAACTGACCGAACAGGTCCAGCGGGGATTTAGGCGACACGAGGCCGGTCATGGTGCGACGATAAGGTGCCAGCTTGCGCAGGTCCCATATGAACTTGGTGCGCGAGGATTTTACATTTCGAATGGCTGTCGACTCATCGATCACCACCACTGCCCCCCGCTTGGCGCCAAGGAATTCCAGCACCGCCTCCCTGGCCTTCTTGACTGATGACAGCGCCTCCACATTGACGTTGAGCACGCGCGGCCGATCACGCACCTTGAGCAGGTCGGCCACCGCGCGCTGGGATGGCGCATGGCCACTGGCCCAGGTGGCCACCGCCGCACGCTCCATGAGCGCCGGGTCCAGCTGGCGGCGCAGCTCGCTCTCGCGCCCCGGGCCGCGGTCCATGGTCCAGTTGCGGTAGCTGCCGGCCGGGGTGATGATGAGCAGGTCTCGCACCTCCCCGGCGACCTCCATCTCGCCAAAATCGTCCAGGAGAACTTTGCTCTTTCCAGTTCTCATCTGCATCAGAAGTGAAAATGCGCGCTGACCGCGCATCCTGGCCAAGCCCTCGGCTTGGTGCGCATAGGCGGGAAGGCGAGGGGTGTAGGTCATACGCCACCATAAATACGACGTCCGGTAAGTATAATCTGCTCGAGCGGCCAATAGGTACGGGTTTGACTATCGCTATTCAAATAGGATTTACTTCCATGTCTGATGGCCACATTCTGACCTTTATAGAACACCATCACTAGCGCCCTAAGGCCGTATTCACCATCAGGAATAACCTCTGTAATGCAACCAAGACGCCCATTATAGCGCCCTGCTGCCGGGGTATTGATGCGTGCCTCAAGTCCTATAAGGTCCAAACGTGCCTTATTGGTAGCATCAATAATTTTAGATGCTGAAATGCGCATATACCCATCGGCACGTCGTTCACTTATGATGGACATTTAAAATTATCCCCCAACCCAATGCGCCAGCCACCCGGCCATCACGACCAGGATGCAGCGGGTGGTCACGGATAGCCGTTTGAACTCATGCTCCGTTGCTCCACAACTGGCGGTGGGCAGGACGTAGTGTAGCTTATAGAACCGCCGGCGCCAGCACTTCCAGAACCGCCGCTGTAATAAATTATTGTGGCTGACGATGACGGCGTAGGCCCAGCCCAAGGAAAGCGGCGAAGGAGATCGCCAACGAGCGACGACGGGGGCGAATCGTTCTTCCATCCGTAGGAGGCCACATACTCGTCGAAATCGGTAGGCGTCCAAGATGGAGGCCAACTGGGCGATGCATCGGCGTGGTTGTCTTCGGAGCGGCCGAGAGAAGCATCTTGCTCGGCGCCTACTGACTTGACATGAGCCGGCTCAGAAGTGAACCGCCCGATGCCAACCCCGATCCCGACCAGCGCGGTTGGCGCCGCGATAAGCCAGCCTACGATGATTACCCTGTCCCAGTCGATTATCATTTTGTGGACTCCCAGTTCATGGTGCGGCCCTGTTGGCGCCGTCGCGCACCAGCTCGTACATGCTGCCGCCCACGTTGCGCACCCTGTGCTCTTTGATGGCGCGGTAAATCATTGCGCCCGTAGAACTGGGCGAAAACCCTTTCCCTTCGAAACGTTTCCGTATTTCATTATAGCTATAGGTGCGGACGCTCTCAGAAAGGATCTGCATCAAAAGATCCTTGCCGCTGATGCCCAGGTCCTTGCGCTTGTACCTGCCGCGCCCGCTCGGCGCATTGCCCCCATCGTTGGTCTTCCACGGCAGCGGCGCAGCCTCCCCCATCGCCATCCTGGGCGCGGCGCGCAGCGGCGTGCGATCATGCGGCCGATCCAGCTCCATGGCCTGGTCCAGCACCTGCTTGATACCCACCAGCTCGGCTGTGCCGGCCACCGCGCCCAGCAGTACGCTGACCGCCATCATGTCCTCGCAGCGCAGGGTCACGTCGTACATGGTCTTGGGCATGTGGCCCTCCTGTTATCGTCGAATCCGTCATCCTGCTCAATTGCCACGTATCCCATGTTATTATCCGATCGGTTGCGGAGGCCCCATACCACCAGCCCGAGACGCAAGGTCTGTCAGCCTCTCGCCATTACCGCTGGCTTGACCGAAATTTATTATAATCCGCCATCGCGTTGGCGTAAAGCTTCGCGGGCCTCCGCCCAGGTGGCACCATAAAGCACATTACCCTCTTTATCCTTGACCTTGGCGGCATGACCCCAGCTGATGCCATACTCCGCATCGATCTTCATCGGCACCTTGAGCTTGATTGCATCGCGCATCAGTTCCGATATGCGCTTGGCGCCGGCCTCGTCGCCGGGGGGCAGGCTAAAATTGTACTCATCGTGCATTTGGATCAGTGGCACATGGCCCGCGCGATAGATATCGCGCCCGGCCATCTTGATCTGACGCGCCGACGATCCCTGTACCAGCGCATTGAGCGCTTTACGTGTGTCGGCACGGCGCAGCGGACTGTTGGGCCACATTTGGCGAGCTTGGTCCCACGGGCGGGGGGCTATGTATTTGCCATGTGCGTCACGGTTCTCGCCCCAGCGCGCCGATTCCCATTTGTTAAAATGGATACGCGCGCCGTCCAGGAGCTTGATCCAACCGCGCTGCTGGGCAAGTCCCTTGGCTATTTCATCAATCTCCTTTACGAAAGGAAGTTCCTCATCATATTTTGCCACGATAGCCTCGGCAGTGGGCCGGTCCATGCCGGTCATTTCCATTAATCTGGGGATGCCGGCGCCATAAGATTTGGCAAAGTTGGTATTCTTTGCCGGGGTGCGCTCCAGGTCGGTCAGTTCCTGCACATAGGTGTGAAAATCGGTATCGGGGTCGGATGCGTAGCGCTCAACAGCCTCCGCCGCGCCGCGACAGTTCTTTAGCAATGCAAAATGGACGATCTGTCTATATTCCTGTTGCGAATAGTCGAACGATCCCCATATCTCACCCTCCTCGGGTAGGAACACCCCCCGGATGAGTGCGGCCAGCCCCTCGTCGCGCTTAGGCATCTGCTGGAGCGGGGGGTCGCTGTACGAGAACCGCGAGGTGCGCGTGCCGTCCCGGTCCTCGTCATCGTCGCTCAGATATTGGTGGATGGAGGCATGCAGCCGGCCGCGGTGCGCATAGGTCGAAATGAAATCGCCCAGGAACACCTTGGCCATGCGCTCGGCGTCGCGCGCCGCGGCTATCAGGCTGGGCAGCCAGTGCGGATGGCGGCGCATCCAGGCCACCCGGAACGATCCCTGCTTGGCCTTGTCTGTGCGCGTAAATGGGATGTTCTGGGCGGCAAAATGCTCCTCCAGCCAGCCATTGGAACGAATCTCGTCCATGCCGATGCGTTGGCCGGTGTGCTCGCCCAATGTGGCAAGGGCCGCGTCGCGCTTGGCATAGAGCATGGCCTGGGTGGAGGCCACCGCACCTAAGTCCACCCTGATGCCGCACAGGCGCATTTCGTGCACCATGGGCACCAGGTCCATTTCCAAGCGGTACGCGCCCTCTAACTCTTGGGCGCGTACCTGCTCCTCCTGGTGCTGGAATAATTGCAACGTAGCCCTAGCATCCTGCTCCGCATACGGCCCCACGAAGCGCCCCGGCATGCGCCAAAGGTTATTCTTGATGTCGCCCCAGCCGTAGGCCGCGATAGCCTCGCGCAGCACGGCCTCGTCCTTGCCGGGGATGCCGGCTGCCTTGCATTGGGCGTCAAGGGAGTGGCTGAGTGCGCCCTCGTCGATCAGCACCGAGCGCGCATTAGTGCATTCGATCTGATCGCCGGGGGGCAGCGGAATGCCCAGATCGACATTGCCCCAGGACAGATCATACCCAAAGTTATGTCCTACAAAATGTACACCCGCAACGATATGGTCCCGCTCCCAGCGTACCCATGCATCGACATCAATGTTATTCGTATCAGGATGGCGCAGGGGCGCATAAAATGCGCCCTCCGGCCATGCAATAGCATTTCCAATAACATATCCTGATTTATATGCCCATCCAGGTCCTCGACCGCGTGCTAGGCCTTCATCTTTTGTTTCTCGATCCAATGCAACCAATTTACATTGGCGTAAATCCGGTAGTTCAGTCGGAGGAGCCCATGCACTATAGGGGGTGAACAAGGGTTGTTGTGTACCCCCAATGTGCGGATTTCGTTGTTTGCGAAAACGCACGTTTTATATTTCCTTAGCAAATCGCCTTTGCAATCTTTTTTGACGCTGTGCTTCTTGTGCCCTTTTTTGAAACTCAGGGTCAGCGTTTTGTTTCTGTAGGCGCTCTCTCTGCTTTCTTTGAAATTCAGGATCGGCATTCACCCGTCGAAGATGTGCACTCATACGCCGCTTAGCTTCAGGTGTACTTGCTATTTTTTTGAAATGAATGCTCCGCATTTCCCGAACTTCGGGACGTTTGTTATACTCAGTTATTCTCTCTGATCGACCTTTCAGAATTGATGGATTGTTATCAAATATTTTTTGCTTTAAATCTTCTGGAACCTTACATCCCTTTGAACTATAGGCTGTAGGAGCAATATTGTAGGCGGGTTTATTTTTCTCTATCCAATATTGCTCTCGATCTCGTAACTCTTCTTTTTTACAAAGCTCCAATACCTCAAAAACAAACTGTTCTTCTTTAAATAAAACCCAATCTTCTTGGAGCAATCGTGCGTTATTCTCCCTCCGGTTACATTCATATTTATGATTGCACCATCGTGCAGATAGATTGGTGGAGCTACCAATATATTCTTTTCCATTTATAAGATTTCTAATCTTATAAACCCCACAAGCCTTATACAAAGATGAAGGATGTCGCGGTCTACCCATTGATTAAATCTCACTCATCCAGCAAATCGCCTACGGCCTCGACCACCCTGCCGATGCCAACGGGATCACGCGCCTGCAGATCGTAGGACGCCCAAGCAATGAACGCCAGCTGCTTGATCAGCTGCAGCACGTGCACCGGAGCAAGGTCGATCACCAGCGGCTCGCCGCCGCCCTTTGGGAAGGCCTTGATGCAGGGGCCGTTGCGCTCGGTTACGGCGTAGATGTGGTTGATTTCCATGGCTATCCTGATTGCTTTTCTTTGCTTGACGCTGCTTTCGGCGCGTATGAAGCCTCTTCATCAAGGTTCTCTGTGGAACAGGTGTTCCACCTCTTTTTTGACATCCCCTCCCTCGCGCTGCGAGCTAAAATCCGATGTTACCTTCTTGCGCCATAGCGCAACCCAGCGCGCCGCCTGGGCCTCGACGTTGACCTGGATACGGCGTTCCACGTCGGCGATCTTGAGCGATAGCTCCTCGCGCAGCGAGGCCGGGGAGGTAGGGTCGGCGGCCGATGTGCGATAAAGCTGGCGCAGGCCATCGACCTCGGTCTTAAGGGTCGGCGTCATACCGCCATAGTTGGCGGCGGGTGGCCCGGTGTACTCGGAGACGTAGACCCGGTGGCCCTGGTCGACCAGAGTATCAGCCCATTTCCAGAAGGCGAGCGGCTTCCAAGTGTTCTTGGCGAGTGATTCGCCGATAGCGATCTTGGTCTTGGCGCCGGCATATTCGGACGTGCCGGTGTAGGGCGGATCGCAATAGATGATGGATTCGGGGGGGATGTGCGGGTTAAGCTGGTCGTAGGGGCCAGCGATAAAGGTACAGCCCTTGAGGCCGGGGGCATCGGCCAGGGCTCGGTTGCGCGCACCTACGCAGTAGTCCTTGCCCTCGGCGTTGCGGGCGAACACGTCAAACCATTTTGAGCCAAAACTCAGGCCGCTTGCTGCAAAGGCGGCAAGCTCCGGGGCAACGCTGTCCGGGTTTTTCCTTATTTTGTTATATTCTTTTTCGCTCATGCTCTCGGGCGGCTGCCAGCCTCCATTGCCCAGCGCGTTCAGCAAGGCAATCATGCGCCAGTTGATATCGCTGCCGATGCGCGGCCCATCGCCGGGCGGCACCTTGCAGATCACGTTGCCCCCGCCAACGAATGGCTCAACCCATGTGCTCCCCGGCTTGCGTTTGGCCAAGGCAAACGACAAAATTTCATTGGCATGCGCGGCCTTGCTTCCCATATACCAAACCATAATCAGGGCTCCCTATGGAACAGCCGCTCGACCTCGCGCTTGCCGCTATTCTCCTCGGTGCGCACCGAACTAAAGTCACTCACAACTTCCTTCTCCCACATCACGCGCCAGCGCGCAGCCAGCGCATCCGCCCCCGCCTGCACCCTGGCGTCCACGTCGGCGATTTTGAAGGATAGCTCCTCGCGCAGCGAGGCCGGGGAGGCGGGATCGGCGGCCGACGCGCGGTAGGCGGCGCGCAGCGCGTCCGATTCGGCCCTGAGCGCGGGGGTCATGCCGCTGTAGATGGCGGCCGGCGGGCCTTTGTACTCGGAGACGTAGACCCGGTGGCCCTGGTCGACCAGGGCGTCGGCCCATTTCCAGAAGGCGAGCGGCTTCCAGGTGTTCTTGGCGAGCGATTCGCCGATGGCGATCTTGGTCTTGGCGCCCTCATAAATGGTGGTATTGGCGTAGGGCGGGTCGCAGTAGATGATGGATTCGGGAGGGATGTGGGGGTTGAGGGCCTCATAGCTGCCGCTGTGGAAAACTATGCCCTTAAGGCCAGAGGCGTCTCTCTGTAAAGCATTTAATGCTGTAATGTACTTAAAGCCATTTGGAGGATATCCTTTTATATCATCCTGAACCCAGTCGTGAAACCATTGGGAACCAAATGTCGGACCTGTTGCTGCAAAGGCAACCAGTTCCGGTGGATATATTTCAGGATTTTTCTTTATTTTGGACCATTGAGCCTTGGTCATTGTTTCTGGGGGAAACCAATCTCTATTTCCAACGGCTTCAAGAAGCGCAACCATATAATGGTTTATATCATTAGCAATGCGCGGGCCATCGGCCCTGGGCACCTTGCAGATCACATTTCCTCCCCCCACCATAGGCTCAATGTAATGCTGCCCTGGCCTGCGATTGGCGCAGGTAATTGTGATCAGCTCCACCGCATGGCGGGCCTTTGATCCCATGTAGTGCAGTTGAGCCTCCCCTTACGCCGCCTCGCCGCCGCCATCCGCCGGCCTATCCTCGGCCGACCTGATGTCCACCCAGTCCGAATGCTCGCTGCCGTAGCCGCGGGTCTCCCTGAGCGCGATAGCCAGCCGGTGCGCCGATTCCCAGTTGTTGGCGCGGTAGCGGTATACCTTGCCGGTAGGGCAGTATAGAGCGGATATGGTGTAGGTGGGCATGCGATCCTCCCTATTTTGCCACGCCGCCATGCGGGTAGCGCTTGCACCCAATGCGGTGGATAATTTTGGCTTCCGGCTCGCGGCATGGCGGATAGCACATTGCACCTTGAGACGGTCAAATAGCGTTTTGTCTGGAACACAGCGCGGGCACTCTCCAACCTTGAACCACGCGCACCAGCACCGCTGATCAGACGGCACCTTCGCCATATCGGCCATGTAATCTTTTTGATCTTGGTTAAATGACATGATAGCCTTCCTAAAACACCAAGGGCGCCATTATAGCCCAGCTAGGCGGCGACGTAAAACTGCATTTTGTGATCGATTTTGAACTCCTTCAGGGGCAAATAGCTTACGACCCGTTCGATAAATGGTGTCGCATGGTCTACACCGCATAGAGCCCCAACTACAGTGAACCCCACAATCGACGCAATCCCAAACAGGACCGGGGGTTCCAAGCCTGCGTCCATGTTCCTCCTCGTGACAAAGAATACAAAGAGTAATACCGTTTGATAAGACATTTCTTAACTTTGGATGTGTCGACCAACTTTTAATGTGATGCACATGCACTGTGGTTTTTGAATTTCCACAATGTTGGCAAGTATAATTATCTCGTTTCAAGACATCACGGCGCCACTTGCTAAGTCCAAGGCGTGATGAAACACCACCCTTCCAAACCGTGGCATTGGGGCCAATCATAAAGGCCTTGGCACATTCATTCCCACAAAAGCGCCTACGGGCTGGCCTAATGGTCATAGGCTTCCCGCAATTCTCACAGGGTTTAGGTGTAGATTTAGTGCATTCGCGACTACAATAATGTGAGAGCGAAATCCGGTGCGGTCGAACTAAATATGTTCGACCGCATCGTTCGCAAACAAGTTCAACCCATAAACCGGAAGAATTCCGCACCCAAACTGGATGCGATTTTACTCCCCCCAGTAGGTTGTAACCGACCCCTTTTCCTTTTCCTGGCGCAACTTGAGGCCCAGGCCGGTAGCGATCTGTTGCAAACTCACAGCCTTCCATCCGGTCTCGGAGAGCACCTGCGCCCGTGTGCAGCCCGACTTGCGGATGAGCATCCGGTACAGCACCTCCATCTTGGAGCCCTTGCGCGGGCCGTTGTGGCCATTGCCATTGGTGACCGCCTTGGCCTTGGGGGTACGCTTGGTCTTCGCCTTGATCTTGGCCACGGTGGGCTCCTTTTCTGCGGTGCCGAGCGCGCTTGCGCTCGGCACATTCGAACCAGCTTCAATGATGTAGCCGGCGCCGCCGGCGGTTTCACATCCCACGGTAAGATACGACGTTGGTCCAACAAAGGGCGCCGGCCGTACATCCTCCTCAAAGTCACCCCCCGGCTTGACCGCGCGTAGCGAGCTTTGTATCGCCCCCAACGATCGCTCGGCGTCCCGGCGATCCTTGAAACACTTGCGCTCCCGGTAGGCGAGGCCCAGCGTCGCCGCCTTGGCAGCCAGGGCATTGAATTCGCGAAGCATCTCGGGGATGGTCTTGGCGTTCATGTTGGTCTCTCCTGTTTTCAACAGGAGCGGATATAGTCGAACAAATCGCAGGAGTAAAGGCCTTCGCAAAATTATTTTTCCGCTTCCCATGCCGCCACGCAAACCGGGGCCATATTGAGCCTATAGCGGCCATAGCTGACACGTACAATCTTTCCCTTGCGTGTCAGATAGCCGATAGTGTTGTAAACTTGCTTTCGCGGTCCGGCCGATAACAAATTCTTAACCGTGATCTCTGATCCGTCTACAGGGAACAACATGATCACGGCGCGCATTGTAGCGCCAGCGCGCGACAAGAATCGATAATCAACGCAGGGAACGAGCCCGTCAATCTCATCTGCGATTCTTAGTAGATCGTGCGCGACGGCGCGCAAGCGCTCGCTTTGGATGCTCATGTATGGTACCTCTTATAATCGATACCTATCGGGGCTCTGGCTCTCCACCAGGGTCAGGCGCTCTTTGGCGCGCGTGACCCCAACATAAAAAACCCTTGCCTCGTCATCCGGGCGCAGATCGGCCTCGCGCCGGGTGCGCAGGGCCATTTCGCTGAACAAGATCACATGATCGGCCTGAGCGCCCTTGGCGCTGTGGATGGTCGAGAGGCGCACCCTTGGCCTGTCGCGCAGCTTCTCGCCCCTGGCGCGCGCGGCGCGCATGTATTCAGCCTCGGCCGGGGGGATGCGGCGCAGCGCCTCGTGCCACACCGCGCCGCCGGCCGGCGCGCCCAGATCGGCCATGGCCAGCTCGGGATACTGGTCCCAGGCGGGCTGCCATACCACATTACCAATGAGGTCAAAGCAGGCCTTGGCCCTTTCAGGGACCAGGGTCTGCCCTGCACGCAAGGACTCCCAGTCCTGTACTGCGGCCAATAGCCTCGGGTCTATCGACAACTTTCCTTCACGCTCAAAGTAGACCCCGCGGCTCCTTAGCTCCGGCTCCACCTGCTCCGTGAGGATGTAATTATTTCGCGCCAGCACCAGCACGTCCGGGCCGTCTGCGTCGATATCGCGCGCATCCAGGGCGCGGTCTACTTGGCCCTGCGCGGCGCGCGCTGCCCATGCCTTGGGTCGCCGGTGGGCCACCTTGGCTATCACGTCCAGGGCCAGATCCTGCACGGCGCGTGGCACGCGGTGGCTCTGGCCCAGGGCACGTACCTGGCCGGGGAGGTTGATGAATTGCTCCACATCGGCGCCGGCCCATGGTGCATAGATAGCCTGGTCATCATCTCCAGCCAATACGACGCGACGGCAACCATTGGCAAGCCGCTTGAAAACCTTCCATTGCAGGGTGCTCATATCCTGACATTCATCGCCGATCAGCACATCCAGATGCACGTCCGGGCCGCCATGCGCAAATCGCGCTAGCATATCGGTAAAATCGCTCAGGCCACGCTGCGCCTTGAAGTCAGCCAGGGCGCGGCCCAGGTAATCGACCTCGGCCCACGAGAGCGCCGCACAGTCTTCATCAAATTCTTGGCGAAGACTGCGCATGCGCACCCGCGCCAGGTTCTCAAGGAATAGCGCGCGGTCGCCAGGCGGCAAGCCGCTGATGCTACCGTCCGTGGGCGCCCTCCCCGTCAGGGTCACGCCCGCGAAGCGCGCAAACTCCTTGAGGCGCGCGCCCTGCAGCACATCCTCGCGGCGCATGGCCAGCTGGCGGAAGCACATGCTATGCAGGGTGCGGAAATGCGAAAGGTCGCGCGCGTCCAGCCTGAACTTTTCGCAGGCGCGCTGCACGGCCTCGGCGGTGGCGCGCTTGGTGAAGCTGACGAAGCCGATGCGGCTAGGGGGCGTGCCGGCGTGCAGCTCGTCGTCCACTATGGAAAGCAGGGTCTCGGTTTTTCCACAACCGGGACTTCCAAGTATGATCTCGGGATTCATGGCTCACGCAGCTTTTTGAACCAATCTTCGACAAAACCCCTATCATACCACATCGGATTTCCAGAGAATTCGTCGCGATAGGTGGCGCGCATCACCTGATGGCTGACGACCTTGCCGCCGATCACATTAGCCGAGCTTCCCGGCGGTTGGCCCGGAGCATACCAGCCAGTGCGATTTTCATCTTCACTCAGCTCGCGGCCCTCGTCATAAGGGCCAATCTCGCTGGCGCCGCAGGCCTGGCAATGGTAGGGGCCGCATTGGGTGAAGCCCACGCCGACATCAACAAAATCGGCGTCGCATTGCATGCCGCAATAGGGGCATTGCTCGGTCGGCTGGTGCTGACTATAGGCATATCCATTCATATTGGCTCCTCCATCTTCACGGTCTGGCAATCATCCATCCTCTGCATATTGTATTATAGGATCGGTATGCGTTACATCTCCAAATAAAAAGTTCCTGGGTTTTACATGGGTATTTAACAATTCTAGCAATGATACAAACAGAAGGAATAATGCTAGTTTTTGATCATATTCGAATCGTTGCTCATCACTGCCTTTGCATTCGAATTCGAGCATGCCCCAGCCGCCCCCGGCAATATCGCGCGCGCCACAGAGCACGCATATTTCATCAAAGAATGGGGCGTCGGGCGGGCGGGTGCGGTGGGTAGGGTGCAAGCCGCTCATATCAGCCCCTTATCATGCGCCAGCCATTCCGGCATCGTGAACTCGCAGACGGCGCCCTGCTTGCGCTCATTCATTTCGCATTGGCTCTTGGGCACCCAGACTGAATCCTCACCTTCCCCG